CTTGCACCATTTCGGCGAGTGGCACTGATGGCGGCTTAGTCATGGACCCGTTGTCTACACTTGCAGGCACGAAAAAGGTGAAGAGCATCGATCTTATTTACGCTGTCAAAATCTATGCGGTTGTAACATCGCCGGAGGCAAAAACCCGTAGCCTTGATACGGAAATGCCGGTGTTGACTACATCGGGGGCGTTGGTTCCGGCGTCAGCTACACAGCCCTTTGGCGCTGTGCAGAACGATACGGTTGGTGCGACGGATTTTCTTTACATCCGTTATCCGTATGTGACGGACAATGTGAGAATTGATGTTCAGTGCGAAGTAGTTTGTAGAGGCCGCCGGTTCAATATCCTTGGGATTGAAAACTTGCAGAACGATAATAGGTATTTGCGATTATCGCTAATTGAGATTGGTGACATGCAGTTCAAGCGCGCGCCAGCGGGCACGTCCATGTCTACGCATATAAGGCCATTTGATCGTGGCTAGTTTTGTTATCCGTATCCGTGGAACGCTGCCGGTGTTCAAGCTGAACGAGAAAGGCTTGACGGATTTCATTACGACGATTGCGTTGCAAACCTCGAATTTTGCCAAGAAGGGTATTCAGGGTTCCTCGCGCGGGGGGCGTAGGTACGGGCGGCATAAATCGAGCGCGCCTGGAGAGGCGCCCGCGACCGATACGGGTAATCTGGTGCGTAAAATCTATGCGAAGAAAACTGGGCGGTTGAGAGCGTCGTACATTTCGGGAGCGACCTATTCGTCTTATCTGGAAGATGGCACGTCCAAAATGAAAGCTCGCCCCATACATGTCAAGAGCGCAGAGCTTGCGATTAAGGACGCAATCACAAGGTTCACGGCGGGAACCGTGGTGACTGTGGAAAGAATTTCGTTGTGATATTGCCGGAGTTGATTTTGCGGTTGCGGCTCAGCACCACGTTGTATGATGGCAGGGTGTTTGGGCTGCGTAGCTTGTATGATTTGGAGAGGCAAGAGGGTGCCGCCATTCCGGCGCTATTCGTACTGCCTCCTGTAACGACAGGGTTACCCGTGCCTCATCCGAATGACGATGGACCCTCGCGGGGGTTTATGGTGGAGACTTATCCGGTTCTAGTTTATTTGACGCCGTTTGTTATTTCGGAAAGTGGCGAGAGATTCCTTGATGAGCGCGGCGAGGAAGCTATTCTTTCTTTATCGGCGCACCAGGATGATTTGGAAAATGCGCTATACGGATGGCAGCCAAGGCCAAATTACGGATCGATGGTTCCGGGGCCGGGAACTGTTGTCGACGGTTCGCCTGCAAGATTTTTGTACCAGTTTGATTTTGTTGTGGCACGGCAACTGTCACGGTGTGCGGTTTGCGCGGAAGATCAAGAAGATTGGAATGAGAAATACGGGGGCCTGGACATTAAGAAGTTGTCCAGGATTGTAATCTCCCAGGTTTCCACAGGCCTTCCGGGGGGCTCCGCTATTCAGACCGGTATGGATATTCGATTGTCAATGGAGAAGACCGATGGCTGCTAAGAGGGTTTATGCAATATGCCAGCAGGGATTTACGGTTTATAGAGATTATGATTCCTCGAAAAAGGATTTTGGGGGGAAAGTCTCCGAGACAGAAGCCACGCTCGTTAATACGGAACGGTTGTATATTCGCAGGGCCATTGAAGATGGCACGCTTACTGTAGTCACGTCCGCTGTTGTACCGTAAATCATTTGTGTAATTTTCCGAAATAGAGGGACCGTCCATGGCACAGACTACAGGCATTCCGGACGGAGTTAAGACTCCGTTTTTCTACCTCAATATTTGCGATGGCACGCTGGCAATCCCGGAGTCGAATTGCGAGGTGGTGATTATCGGGCCGAAGCTCCCCGCAGGTGCGGCTACGCCCGGCGTGAAGATTTTAATCACATCGCTATTTCAAGCGGGGGTGCAGTTTTCCACCAAGTCGATTTTGTACGACATGGTTAAAACCTATATGGCGCATCCGAATGTGTCTACCGTGTACTGCATTCCGATGGCTGAGGAGGTTGGTTGGAGTCCGGCCCAGGCCACGGTTACGATTACAGGTCCGGCGACAAGTGCCGGTTCATTCGCCATTCGCTTCGGGAACAAACGTTATGTCACGGATGTAGAGGACGGTGATTCCGCTTCGCAGATAGCCACGAGGCTTGGGACGGCGATTGGCGGGGATGAGGATCGCATGTTTAGTGCGTCGCGTGTCGCGGGCGTGGTCACGGTGGAGATGTTTAGCGGTGGCGCGCTTGGTAACGAAATGACTTTCGTGCTTAATCCGGAAGTCGGGGATGAAGCCGGAATGCCAACGGGTATTACGGTGACAGTTGAGGGTGACGTAGCCGAGCCCGGACTTTTTGGTGGTGGTGTAGGAGACCCTGACATTGCCGATGGCTTGGACACGCTGGGGGAATGCCCCTTCGCATGTGTTATTTCGGCTTACAACGATCCCACAAATGTGGACACGTTGTGCGATTTCTTTAATTGCGCGACCGGCCGCTGGTCCTGGCGTAGTATGTTGTATGGGCTAGGTTTCGTGGCCTATCGCGGTAATGCCTCGCGAATTACATTCCTGGGCAACCTCACAAACTGCGAACACATTTCGCCGGTGGGAAATTGCAGACGCCCCAGCAAAATACAGTCTAACACCACGTGGCAAATGGCGTCCACACACGGTGCGTTGATGTGCTATAATTCCTGCAACGATCCAGCAGTGTCGTTCCACAATCAGCGGTACTATGGTGTGGAGTGCGGGGGCGTCACGCGCGGATGCGATGTGCAGTGTTTCACGTTCGATGAATTTGAAATCATCACGTCCAATGGCGTAAGCACTTGGAAATGCCACCCCGGCGGTTATCCGGTGTCGCACATGGCGATTACGAATCTCCAGGTCTTGCCGAGTGAGGCCAGGGTGTTTCAGCCGATTCAATATCAAATGATTCATCAGTTTCTCGCGCGCCAGCTAATCGACTGGGCCAAGACCAATTGGGATGGAAAAAAGATCGCTAACAACGGCACGTCGATCACCAAGAATCGTAACACGCTAACGCCCGATCTCATGAAGGCCATGCTGGTTTCGTTCTTCCAGGGATTCGAGGGCGACTTGGTCGAGGATTTGGAAGGGCTGGAAAAGGCTCTTGTCATAGAACGGGACGACGTGAATCCTTCGCGCGTCAACATCTATCTGTATGTTAACCCCATCGATCCCAACTTGATTGTTGCCACGAAATTCTCGCTGGTCAGCAATTACCGTTTCGTCTAGGGGCGATCACTTAGCTATTGTGGAGAAAATCCTATGCCTTGCAAAACTATTATAGGTGGAACTCTTGGCATTCTTGCCGATGGTGTGAACATTCGGGCGAGTGGCGATTGGACACTACGCTTGAACACGGTTATTCGCACGCCGGTGGAAGATGGCGCTTGCCCCGGTGCGGTGACGGAGGTTGAAGTTTCGCCGGGATTGTCGGGCCAGATTACCGATTGTGGTGATTTCAAAATGTCCGATTTTCAGAAGTTGTGCAATGTACCTATTATTGTGCAAGAGCCTTCCGGCAAGATTTGGATTTTCAAAGGCGCCACATTTATCGAAACCCTCGAGAAATCCTTGAATGATGGCCTTGTCACCGTCAACTTTACTGCTGTCAGCTATGTCGAGCAATTGCCGTCAGCCGATGCGCGCATAAGCATCGCGGCGTAGGTGTGATTTAACGTGCGTGAGACCGTGGCGTGTCAATGTGCAATCTGTCAGGCCACTGGACAATCAGGGGAGGATTTGATGAAGGGATGGGACGTGTTTAGGCGGTCCAATGTCCGTTCCCCCTACTACAGCGGTTTTAGGCAACTAAGAAGGAACAGCAACAGTGACCAAATTGACCAAAGAAGAATTAGCGAAAGTGGCGGAACAGGCCGACACTCTGAAATCAATAACCTATGATTTGAAATATCCGTTTCGATTTGGTGACGACACGGTTGAGCGGGTGGTTATTTCACGCCCCAAATACGGGCTCATCAAGAAAGTCATAAAGGCATCTGATGACGATAATCTTGGGGCCTTGGAGCTGATGCTGGAGAACTGCGCAGTAGTTTCGGGCACGCAATTTAGAATCATGCGGGAGATGTTTGGGCTAATTGATGCCGAGGACATGGGGGCCTTGCATGCGCGTGCAAGTTTTTTCTTAAAGCAATTCGGAGAGGCCATGGAGAACGAGAGTTGGCTCAAAAGCTCGCTATCCTTACCGGATGGCCCCCAGACGTAATAGATGCGCTGGACCTTATTGAGATGACTCAGCAAGAGACGCTCATGATGGAACGGTTTAAACTCCTAATGAAAATGGGCGTGCGTCTGTGACTGAATTCGACATCAAATTCACTGGGTCGGAGGATGTATCCAAGGACATAGACCGAATTAATAAGGCCACCGGTAAGCTCAAGCGGTCGTTTGATGCAATTAAGCGTGTGCGTATTGGTGGTATGTTCGATTCCATGCGCAAGGGCGTAGGCGGTCTTAATCTAACTCTTGCTCGTGTAAAATCGTCAATTGGTTCTTTTGGTAGTCGTGCATCGGCGGCGTTCGCGTCTGTTGGCCGCTCGGCATTGACGGCTGGCAGGCATATAGGATCGTTGGCCAAGTCCTTTGCATCGGGTGCGCTGAAAGTTGGGGCAATTGGGTTTGTAGCGGCCATTGCGGGTGCCATATCGGCGGCGGTTATCGATATTCGCAGGATGGGAGAGGAGATACAAAAGGTCTCCGATATCGCGAATTCGCTGGGAACGTCCACCAAGTTCATTGACAAATATAAATTCCTATTGCAGGACATTGGAAATATTGGGACGGAAGAGGCTGGGGCCTCGACCGTAAAAGCGTTCCGTGAACTGTCTAAATTGCGGTCCGAAGGCAAAAAGGGCAAGGGCGCGGCTGTCGATCCTAACGATCCTGGCGCTGCTGAGGGGTTTGGCCGATTTAAAACCACGCTGATGAACATAGATAGCCGGTTAGGCGCCGATGTTATGAAGGCCGTGCAAAGTGCCAAGGATGAAGCCCAGGCTCTTGACGCCGTTGTGAATATGATTTCCGATGCGATGGCCAAGAGCACGATTTCGAATGCCCAGGCCACAACGCTGTTTGAGATGCTGACGGGCCAAGGCAAGGCGTTCACCAATCTGGCCTTGGCCAGCAAGGATCAACGCGCATCGGTTCTGCAAGATGCTGCTAAGAAGCGGGCATTTATCGATCAAGAGGCTATTGCCAAGGCCGCCGAACTGGACACGGCGCTGGATTCGTTAAGCCGTACCATGCAGGGATTGAGGCTTGAATCGTTCAAGGCTTTTGTTCCTGTACTGCAAGAAATTATTACGTCGATCAACAGCTTTGTTGTTGAAAACCCGGAGTCTATAAAGGCCGCGCTACAATCGCTTGCTGCGGTATTCAGAGAAATTTCCGGCGTTGCTTTGGCCATGGCGGGGGCGGCTGGATCGAAACTCGCGGGCAAATCCTCTGCGGATGTACAGCAGCAATTTGACTCGACATTGGATAAGTTGGCGCCGGGCATGTCGGACACGATCAAGGGATTGCGGGATGCGTTGAACGCAATTATTCCCCCAGCGTGGGAGGTGGCAAAGGCGCTAGGTAATGTGGTTAAATTTGTGGCGGCGTTAATCCCCGACGCGGAAACAAGAACGCGAGAACAGATTTTCAAGGACAGTTTGGCGGGCAAGGCAACGGAATTCATGAAGCCGGTTCTAGGCATTCCTGATAACCGCCCCAAGACAGGAATTGATCAGGCTGCGGAGGATTTAGGGGCGGGGCGCATCGGTGCGGAAATCGAAGGCAGCTTTGGCGCGGGTTCCGCGCAAGCGGGCGATTTAATATCCGCCAAGTTGTTGGAGGTCACGAGCCCGTGGTCTGCCGCCGTTAACGGCGCGCTAATGAGCGTGGCTCCCTCAATTGGAGCCGCCATTGGTCAAGCGGCTCGGGCGATTATTTCCACCACGCCGCTGAATTTGAATTTGGTGCCGAGTGCACGGGGCGGTAATACTAGGTCGAGAGTAAATCCCTCAACCGTGCCGAGTTCTGGTGCGGATGGTTATAGCAGCGGAATGTAATTCAGATGGGAGTTTTTACTCACAAGGAAAGCTACATTGCTGGAAGCTTCGGGGGTGTTTCGTTCCGGCACATAAGCGCATCTTCTGGGCACGGGGTTCGTAATCAACCGCATGAATTCTTTAAAGGAGATAGACCGTTTACGGAGGATTTTGGCCGCAGGGTTCGCACGTTTAGTATAGAAGGAATACTTTGTGGCGATGACCATGTAGCTCAAAAACATAGTCTCGCGCGCGCATGTGAGTCCGGTCCTAACGTTCTGCACCATCCGTATTTCGGAATTATAACGTGCGTCTGTGACACCATAGAATTCTCCGATTCTAAAACCACCGAACGGACCACCACGTTTTCGGCCTCGTTTATCGAGCAAGGCTTCGGAAGCGGCGGGGATATTTTCTCGATCATCTTCGATAATCGCGCGGTTTTACTCAAGGCTATTGGCGCGGGCTTGGCTAGCGCGTTCGATAGCTTTAACGAATTTTCGGTTACAGAACGGGGGCCAGCTGTTGCATCGCTACATAAATCGTTCCAGGAAGATTTTAGGGAGGTTGTGGCGAGGGGGTCCGATACACGTAGTAAGCAGTATGAAACTGCTTTCAACTATCGCGGCACCGATCCACGATTGGCTTTTCGCAGCTTTGTTGCAGCAGCGCGCAGCGCGACGATTGGTATTCAATGGCTACAGCGGTTTAGAAATTGGAAAGAGGCTACGAGTTTCGATACGCTGGACAACCAATCGGCGTCGGCTTATTCGGTTTATGTGCGGGCGACGGCTGCGATATCCGCCGCGCATTTATGCATGAACAGTGCGGTGAAGAGTAAGCAAGAGGCGGATGCGCGGTTTCGCGACGTGTATAATTTTCTTGAGGAAGCGGCGGCATATGCGTCTTCTTTCTTCGATGATGTAACGCGAGATGCGCTTATGACGGTTGCTGTGGAGTTGCAGAAAGATACGGCAAGTCAGTTGGCTTCTTTGCCCGCACTGTACACCAAGAATTTCGACCGGCATTATCCGTCTCTAGTGCTGGCCATGAAACTGTATGGCGATGCGTCCAGGCGTGTGGAACTGGAGGAAGGAAATCGGCCAATTCATCCGATGTGGATGAACCGATGCGTTGAGTACGCGGCTTAAATGTTCACGTTCGGCCTATCGATAGGCAACTTGTCGCTGTTTAAATCGGTATCGATTACGCGAAGCCTGGAGCAAGCGGCGGGGCAATTCACGGCGGAGATTACTCAGGACAGCAATCTGTTTTCATCCGCCACCGTGATACAGCCGGGTGCGGATGTTTCGGTGACGTATGAAGGCGTCTTAATACTGACCGGGTATATCGAGCAGGTGACAGTAGCCTACGATGCGGAGTCCCATTCTGTGTCGATTAGCGGGGCGAGCAAGACTGTTGATGCCATCGACTCAAGTCCGTTGCATGCTTCGGGGCAGTTCTTGAATAAGACTCCGGGCAAGATCGCGGAAGAGCTTGCGGAGCTTGTAGGGGTTACCACAAAGATAGAGCAGGACGGAGAGGTAATTCCTAATTACAACATCGAATCCTCGGAGTCGGTGTTGAGTGGTGTAACGCGGGCGAGTTTGCGCGACGGGCTTCTCATCACAGATGATGAACAGGGAAATTTGGTGCTAACCAGTGCGGGAAAAAGGGGTTCGGCGGGATCGTTGACAGAAGGCGTCAACATTAAATCGATGACGTCTACCTTTGACCTCACCCGGATGCACTCGGAGATTCAAGTCCGGGGTCAACGTAAATTGACGGACGAAACGTGGGCTCGCCCCGCTGCCGACAATGTGGGGATTGCTAAATCATCGCAACCCGCGAGAAAGCGTCCGCTTGTTATACACGATCACACTGACACTGATTTGAACAACGTGAAAAAGCGGGCGTTTATAGAGCAGATAAGACGGGATGGCCAATCGCGCAAAGCAGATGTTGCTGTTCCGGGGTGGTTTAATCCTGATGGGGGGATTTGGTTTCCCAATCAGCTTGTGTACGTTAATTCGCCAGCCGCTTCGCTGCAGCAGGAGATGTTGGTAGTGGACGTTACATTGGCGTTCGATGCGCAAACGGGTTCCATGGCGTCTTTATCGCTCGCGGACCCTCGCGCATACGCGAGCGCGGGGGCAGGCGGGGGCGCGCCAGCGTCTGTGTCCAAATCTATTTCGGGAGCTGCTGGGGTTTTGTCAGCGCCAAATATCTCGGCAGAATCCGGTGCTATTGGAGACACGGATTTGACGGGTATCGACGATCAATATGATTGAGGGGCGGCATGATAAATAGACAGTACAGTCAAGTGGGGCAACCGGCGCGGCAAACAAATGCCATTCGCATTGGGCACTTGGTCACGCCGCTGAACACTGAAAAGAAAAATATGCGCGCGCAGGTCCGTGTGTTGGACGCCGACGTACCGGAGTTGGTTACCGTGTTGCATCCTGCGGGATTTTATTCGCGGCCCAAGTCCGGGGATAAGGCGGCGGTCATCGTGTTCGGTTCAGGTGATGCTGGGTCCACTCGTTACGCTCTGATGCTTGGCGATGTAGACCAGTACCCTAAGATGGAAAAAGATGGCGATTTATACATAGCTTCGCCCGACAATAAAGAGTTTGGAATTCTTTTGCGCAAGGACGGAACGATTGTTCTCAAGGGTAAATCGGTGACACACGAAATGGAAACGTTTACCGTTAAGGCCAAGAAGATCGATTTTCAATCCGACAACATCAAACTGAATGGTGACACGCCACTGGGACTTTGTGGGGGCGGCTGTGCAACATCGGTTACAGGGTCTTGAGTCGTGGACTATCCGGTTTTGTGGACCACGCAATGCACCGCGCGGCCGGGGGTTTATGATTGGCTGTGCGATTCTTGCGACGCGGGCTTGTTGTCGATCCATCCGGTAGAATCTGACATAATTATTTCGCTTCTCACATGGCGGCAGGAAACACCCTCCGATCCTAATGACCGGAATTTGCCAGACACTGGTTGGTGGGCCGATCCGAACATGGGTTCCTATTTGTGGAGATTACCGGGCCGGGCCAAGAATTCGGTGACACTTTCTTTGGCGCGAGCTTATGTCGAGCAGGCTTTGCAGTGGCTCGTGACGGAAAAATATACAACGCAGCTATTGGTGACTGCGGAGTGGGATGAGACGGACCCAAGGCTATTGAGCATTATTGTCAAGATGGACAGGAATGTTTTCATGGCTGCGCTGAGTTTGAATTCCTGTATCCAGGTGACCAAGAGTTCTTGCGTCACCGTCGATTGCCGGTAGGAATTAGTCATGCCTCAGATGGTTTGCACGGCTGAGATTATTCTGGGGCCGGAAATACCGCCTATCCCGTTCCGGGTTCCGACTCCACCTAATTCGGGCGGGGGCGATACATTCAGTTTAGATTTCGGTGACAGTGTGAACTCTCAATACCTTATACTTTTGGAGGATATCTAATGGCCACTATGCCGGTTAAAGACGCCAATGGCACCACGGTCGATGTGGAAAAGCCGCTTATCCCTGGCCGTAGCGCGGCGGTAACGTCCAGGCCGGTGGTTCTGTCTAACGAGGACGTGGCCCTGCTGACCACTATCGATTCTTCCATCAGTGCGGTTGAAACATCGGTAGATGCGCTGGAAGCAAGATTAGGGATCGAGACCGAATCCGCACCTGCCAGCGATACCGCATCGAGCGGGTTGAATGGCCGCATGCAGCGTGTTGCCCAAAATCTGACAACGGTGAATTCTTCAGTAAGTGCTGTCGGCGCATCCGTCGATACTCTAGAGGCCAAGCTGGGGGTCGAAACCGAGTCCGCACCTGCCAGCGATACTGCATCAAGCGGGTTGAATGGCCGCTTGCAACGCATTGCCCAGAATCTAACGACATGGCTGACGACGCTGGGCGCAAAAACCGATGCCAAAAGCACGGCAACGGATGCCACATCCGTAAGCCTAATGCAGGTCATCAAGCAGATTTCCGCATCTGTTCAAACCGTTCTGCGCACCGGCGGCGTGGTGGCCAAAATTTCGGCCACGTATACACGGCCCGCCGATACCACAGCCTATGCCGCCGGAGATTTATCGGCCAACAGTACCACGGCAGGTTCCGTGGTGCCCATGACTTTCGCTATTTCTCGTGTGGCCGGGTACGGCGGCGCCATTCGAAAAGCACGGTTGAAGAAATCGGGAACAGGTGTCACTAACGCGCAATTTCGTTTGCACCTTTATTCTTCTTCCCCAACCCCCAGCAATGGCGACAACGGCGCTTACTTAACGGACAAGGCTGCTGACTACGCGGGCTCCATCGATTTTCTTGTGGACAAGGTATTCACCGATGGCGCTTCCGGTAACGGCGTTCCGAATGTCGGCAGCGAGATAAATTTTACGGCAGATACTTATCACGGATTGATGGAGGTTCGCGGTGCTTACACCGGAGCCTCCAGCGAGGTGTTTGTTGTCGAACTTGAAATCTGGCAAAACTGATGGACGGTTTTCGTAGACTTGCTGGAGCTAGTAGGTTGCCCCCCATTGTTGGGGCACAATTGTTCCTGGATTTTGTCAAGAGGCAATATTATTTTGGCAGTAGCTGGCGCCCCATCAGTGACTTTGTAGCCTTTACGCTTGGCGGCAGCGATTCTTTTGGGGACACGGGACTTTCGTTAGCGGGGGCCGGGGCGCATAATATCTCCATAGCGTGGGATCGTATAGGAATTCAGTTTCCATTCGCCATGATCGCCGGAGGCACACCGCAATCAATACTGGTAACCCAGTTCATGGCGACGGGTTATCTGGACGTATCAAACCATTTCGGCCTTCGTTTGAACGCAGCGTCGAGAACTGTATTGGTTCAAACAGCGGGCACCAATGAATCAAACGTAAATAGTGCCCCTGCGGTAATGGGAACGCGGCTCACTATTGGCGGAAATTTTGAAACCAATAATGTGCTATGCTCCATCGATGGTGCATCGGCGGGCACCCCGGATACTGTGGTCACACTTCCCCCCGCGCCAACGTCCCTGAATATTGGGGAGCGCAATGGTACGAGCCTGCCATGGAACGGAACGCTTCATCACGTCGTTATAATTCCGGGCTACATGACGCAAACGCAACTGAATTTTTCGACGGCCGCCGTGCATAAGTTGCTGCAATCGGACGGCGTCTAAGCGGGGCGATCACCGTGAAGTGGTTTCAGATGATTTTGGATTTCATCGCGGAGTCTATTCATAACTACCGGGCTTACTTGGCCAGGAACGCGCGTCTTAAACGAGACGCGCGTGAGGGCACACGACACAAACCACCGGGGCAATCGGGTCACCCCGGTGAACATCATTAAGGACGGGACGACATGGGACTGACCAGTTTAGATCGCCCCCGGCTAGACGATTTAAAGGCCGACACTTGGGCACGATTTCAGGCCAAGTTCGGGATTGTTTGCGCGCGCCCAGTGCCCAGGAACAATCTCTATGTCCTGTCTCAGGTGGTTGCGGGCATTCGCGACATGGACTGGGGATGGCGGGATTATATCGCGGATCAAATCATCCCGGACTTGGCTACGGGAATTTATCTTGAGCGGTGGGCGGGCCTGCTTGGGTGCGCGCGCGCGCCTGCGGCCAAGGCTTGCGGCGATGTGGAGTTCACCGGGGTTATTGGAACAAGTATTCCCATAGGCACTCGCGTGGTTTATTGCGATGGGCGGGAATATAAAACCACGGCGCTAGGATCGATTCCCGATGAGGATGGTATAATTCTCGCGGCTTGCGCCCTCGAATCGGGTAGTGCTGGAAATCTTATCGACGATAGCCGGTTGCAGATGGCTAGCACGGTGCCGGGAATCAATGTCGACGTGACCGTGGTCAATGGCGGCATGACCGGTGGCAGGGATTTGCAGACGGATTTTTCGTTGCAGCAATGTGTGGGCTTGAAAATGTCCACCGGTTGCGCGCCGGGGCAAATCGATACGATCATAGCGCAAATGCGCACGTGCAATCCGGGTGTCACGCGGGCATGGGTTAAAGATGCCGATTGCGGGTGCGGCTGCGGATCGATTTCGGTTTATTTTGTGATGGAAGAAACGTATCCAGACACGTGGGGCATTCCGCTGCCGGGTGACTTATCGGACATGCAAGAGTGCCTCGAGGCGGTCAAGGTCGCGGGCACGCATATTCAAGTTCGCCCCATTGGAGCGGTACCGTGCGATGTCACTGTCACCGGATTAACGCCCGACACCCCGCGCAACCGTAAAACCGTGAAGGACAATATCGCTACCGCGCTTTTGGCCGGTAGAGAGTTAGGTGTGGCCCCGTGCGAACGGTTGTATTGGGATGCCATGTCGGCAACCGGTACGCCCTCGTGCGCAGTGGTTATCGACGGATGTTCAGGCGCCAATTTCCGTTGTGATATGCTACCCGTTCCGGGCAGCGTGAATTTCTTGAACGATCCGGCCGAAAAAATAGAGTGCTGCTAAATGCAGAACTTGGCCGAAGAATGCGTTCACCCCTGCGATATAACTGGGGGCGAGCTAAATGATGAGGTTGCTTGCCGGATAAAAAACGAGATACTTAGCCTATGGCCGAACGGCCCGGCCTGGAATCAGGAAGATGGTTCCAACATCTCGAAAATGAGTGAACTGTTTGGGGGTATCGAGAACGCTAAATTCATTGCCGATTGCAAGTTGCTGGATGAGGCGTACCCTTGCACGTCAGTGGATTTGATTGGGGATTGGGAGCGCATATTCGGGTTGTCGCGGTGCTTTGGACCGGAGCCCGATATCGTAAAGCGTCAGACAAGATTGTGTGCATGGATCGCGGCACGAGATTTGGTTACGTGCGATGACTATGTTCGCATTGCGTGGATATTTGGATTTGCAGTTATCTGTCAGGAGAATTTTTGCAACTACGGCAAAGTGGATTTGGATTGTCCTGATTTTACGATCCCCGCGCCCGCACCTATCATACGATACCCTGTACCTGATTTAGACCCGCCAGACTGTTGCCCGAAAGGTCGCGATGTAAATCCGCCGGGGGGTGCACTGACGCTAACAATCAAGATCAAGGCGGATGAGTCGCCGGGATTTGTTCCGCCCCCGGACTATAATACATGCCCCGATGTAGGATGCGTTGACGAAACTTATCCAAGCTGCGGACCGGACTTGTCGGACATGATCTGTGTGTTCAATCAATTCAAGCCCCGGTTTATAACCCTGCTTTACGAGGTGATATCGGGCGGGGCGCCGGGTTTGGATTTCGGGGAATTTGCTAATTCTCAATACAACACTCTTTTGGAGGACGTCTAATGCCACTTATTTGCGTCGGAGCCGCGACAGAAGCGCCCCTGCTTAATCCCAACCGTGCTTTCGAGGTTGCCGAAGGAAGCCTGCCGGGACCGGAGGCGGCACTCAATACTAATCAGCGATACTATAATGGCTCCGGAGATTGCGCCACGGCTACGCCTGTCAGTTCCCGGCAGCTCAACAATTTGGTCAGGATTATTCGTCGCGCGGCGGAATTGGCCGATGTTTGCGAGCCGGTCGATGGCGATATCGATTTTCTTTACGATATCATGGCGGCGATTGCCCAGGATTTTGTTACTACCTCGATTGCGCCGACGAAATATTTGGAAGCGAAGCATATAACCGCATCGAATGTCAACGGTCAAACAATTCCGGCGGGGGCTTGGACCACGAGAAATGCTGCTCCTGGGGAAAATACCATTGAGGGCGCTTCCGTGGTGGCGGATAAGATTACTCTTCCGACTGGAAAATACCGGGTTGACGGTTCGATGGTCGCTGTGGGTTCGGCTAACTCATCGATGGCGGGCCGCTTATACGACGAAGAAAATAACGCGGTTCTGGCAACTTTCGTGGGTCAACGTAATCAATCTGGGGGCGATCCCATACAAAGTGTTTTAGTAATAAATCAGGTTATAGTTCTTACGGCCGAAACCGAAATGTATGCCCAAACGTATCTATCCAGTCCGGGGTCTCCGGGGGGAGGGGAGGCTGGAAATATTTCAGGGTCTGTTAATACCTATCTTGAGTTGGTTTTCCAAAAGCTTAACCAATAATGTTTCGTGCGAACGAAATTTCTCCGATTACGCAAGTCTCAACAGACCCGTCATAGGTCAAGAAAGAAAGACACAATCATGGCCGTCACCCCATTTGTTCCGCTCACGGATTATGTTGCCTATGGCCCGAATAGCACGGACCCTCTCCGGGTTGTGCAAGCTATCCTGGCAGATGCACCGTCAAAAACAGCGTTGGAAGATGGACTAAATCTTAGTGGTGGCGGTGGCGGGGGAAATTCGAACTTCTACATGGACCGGGCGCTTGCAGCCGCTGCCACTATCCCGGCGGAGAGCAAGCAGATTACGGTCGTGTTTCACTCGGCAACGCTGTTTTCCGGCGGAGGTAATTATCGCCGCGTGTCATTCGCGGAGCTGAGTGGCATTTATCCAGCGGCGTCGTATTTCCGGTCCGTTGATATCTTCATGCCGGACGGAACTTCCGATGCAGTCAACGGCGGGTACTGGCTGCTTGACGACGACAATCTGAATTATGCTCAATTTGGCGCCCACATAAACCTCGCGGATAATTCCGCACAAATTCAAGCGGCATGGAACCACAGTGCGGTATCGAAGCGCCGTGTTCGTGGGCAAGGGGGCGATCATCTTTGCCTAACACCAATTAATATGGTTTCCGGCATGGACGTAAATCATGACGGAAAATTTAGGTTGCTTGGAAATTTCTCGGGAACGCTTATTACCCAAGCTTCTTTTGACACAGCCCTGAGCAACGTGCGGTTTACCGGCGGCTCGTTCGGTCGCCCCAATTTCGGGTTTACTGGAAAGATATTCTATTTCCGGGCGGATGATAGCCTGTTTGAAAACGTTGAAATTAAAACCTACGCCGGGGGACAGGCATTTTACTGGGCTGGGGATAGAACCGGAATTTCAAAGTGCCGCGTACTTGACAGCGCATTTACAACCGGAACGGGGGCCTATCGCTACATCGGCGGAACCGATAGCTGGACGGCGGATTGTTATGGTGAAAGCGGGGATGACGTGTTTCAGGTTGCCCCGCAGGCCCAGGGCGTATCGCCCCTGTT